TGAGCCAGAACCTGAGCCAGAACCTTATGTAGAACCTGAGCCATTACCTCCACCACCTGAAGAAATTAAGGTTGATATAAAAGTTGAAGGTGTTGATAAAGAATACACACAAGCAGATGTCAATGATGGGACTATAGAGCGTGACCAAGAGCGTATAGATAATGAGAATAAGTTTGGTTGCTTTATGACTAACGCACAGATAGAGCGTGGAGATTGTGATATACCTAAACCTATTGAAGAAGAAACTAAAGATGATATTATAAAAGAGGAGGTAATTGTTGAAGAAATTAAAGAAGATGTGGAAATCATCATTCCTAAGGATGATGTTGATGTACTCAACCCATCTAAAGAGGAAATATTTGAAGATGAAATTGTGGAGTTTGAAGAACCGGCTATTGAATTTGAAATTATTGAATTTGATTTGGAAGACATTGTCCCCGAAGACGTGGTGGAAATACCAATACAAGATGAAATAATAGAGGAGATTGTAGATGAAAAGATTAATGAGGAAATTTTGGATGAGCCAATACAGAAAGATGTTGACGAGGATATCGTTAGAGAGATACCCACGGAACAGAGTTTGGAACCGATAAAACTTACTAAAGAAGAAGTTGCTGTTGAAGTTGCTGAAATAGAAGAAGTAATTGTTATTGATTTACCTGTAGCTACTGAAGAAGAATTAGAAAATTTTACTGATGAGGAGTTAATTGAATATGAAGAAGTTAAAGAAGCCGTTATACAAGAGTATGTACAAGACCTTACCAATGAAGAAGCATCGGAAGTCTTAGAAGAAGTTAATGACATTGGTGTACAGAACTTAGACCAAGCTACTGAAGAAGTTCAAGAGATAGTACAAGCTGTTGTTGAGGAAGCTATTGCAGATGTTGCAGAGCTTACTGAAGAACAGGTAGAAGTTGTTGCTAAAGTATTACAAGTAGAAACAGAAGATGTTGAGTTAATAGCTGAGTCTGTTAAAGATGATGAGGTTATAGCTGAAGCTGTAGAGGAATATGTTGAACGTGCTGTAGAAAATGCAAACGTTGAAAACTATACATTAGCTGATGTAGTAACAGAAGTATCTTATGAATCATTCATAGAAAATCCTATAGAAACCTTTGTAGACTTTGACAATTTAGGTGACATAACTATTGCTAATATAGGAGATGACATGACTAATGACCAAAAGGAAAAAGCACAAGAAGTTGTAGTCCCAGTTATTTTGACTAGAATAGCTACTATGGCAGCTTTCATATTTAGGAGAGGCAATGTTTAAAAAACTAGGTAACTGGTTTGTATCTGTAATAAAAGAAACATTAAACCTTAGTTGGACTTTGGTTGGGTTAGTTATTGCTACATTAACACTTACTGGTTCTGCACAACAAATTACAGGATTAGCTACATTGATTACACTTCTTATATGGTTGTTAACAATTAGTTTTAGACAAGGAGATTAACATGGAATGTTGTGGTGGCGGCTGTTGTGGCGGCAAGTAAATGAAGTTACAAGTTATTAGGACGCAGTTTGGTAAAGACGCAACTAATGGTTTGTTATACATTGATGGTATATTTGAGTGCTATACATTAGAAGACCAGTATCAAGAGGTTAAAGTAATGCACGAAACCTGCATACCCGAAGGTACTTATGATGTAAAATTTCGTACAACAGGTGGGTTCCATGCTAAATACGCTGCACGTTATGGTGCTGCACATCATGGTATGCTCCACGTACAAGACGTTCCCGGATTTCAATACATCCTTATTCATACAGGTAATACTGACGAACATACATCTGGTTGTCTTATAATGGGTGATACACAACAAGACTTAGACGTTAACTTCAATGGTATGGTAGGTGCTAGTGGAAATGCTTACAAAAAACTTTACCCAAAGATAGCTAAAGAACTACTTATTGGTGAAAAAGTTACTATTGAATATAGTAAAATAAACTTGTCTAATGATACAGATATAGATGACAATATCTCTATCAATATAAATGACATGTATGAGAAACTACAGGAAATAAATGGCAATGTTATAAAGACAAATGCTATGTTAAATGGTAGGATAATTAGATAATGGCTAAGAGTAGTAAGAAAAAAAATTATAAAGTTTCTAATAAACCAAGAGTTGCTCAAATGAATGAGTACATATACACACAATTAGAAAAACCTAAGAAACCTAAACTTGTAGGTCCTAAGATGAAACGCAAAGATTATAGAATGAAAGGCGTTAAAGTAACATACGATAAAAGTATTAAACCCGGTAAACCTATGACAGCTACACAAATGAGTTCAGCTAATGCAGGTATATCTACTAACGAATCATTCCCTTCACGAGGTCGTACAAAAGGTATGTCTAAAAATCCTGTAGGTAGTGGTGAAATTAGCAACAAAAGAAGAATGGCTCAATTAAAATCACAACAAAAAGCAGGTATAGGTATAGGTCAACCGGAACCTAGTCAATACAAAACTAATCCATCTGAAAGTCAATTACCTGTTGAAAAACAAAAGATTAAATCACATAGTAAACCTAAAGGACAAATTGGTGGTTATAAATATGGCGCTAATAGTCCTGTCAATTTAGCAAAAGCTAGTAAGAGATTATCTCCTGCAGCTAAAAGAGCTATTATAACAGGAGCTAAAGTAGCAACTAAAGGTGCAACAAGATTAATCCCAGTCGTAGGACAGGTTCTTTTAATGAAAGATGTTTACGATGTTAATAAATGGGCTACTTCACAACCTAAGAAAAAGAAAACCAACATGAAACTTTACGGTCAAAGCATTAACAAGTCTTACAAATATAATAAATAATATGTTTGCAAGGAACAAACGACAAAGAAATCAAGATGGTACATTCAAGAAGGATGTAGCGTGGACACCTTGGAACGAAGCATGGAGTTATAAAATGAGTGAACAACTTAAAGATATGATTGAAAGAACTAGTTGGACCTTCGTAGAAGCGTTCATTGGTGCTTTAACAGTCGCTCCACTAGTAGGTGTAGACGCTGAAGTACTTCAGTTAGCTGCTCTTGCAGGTGGTGGTGCAGCTTTAGCTGTAATTAAGACATACGCTAAAAAGCAAATTACAGTAAGTAAGTAATGGCTGAAAAGAAGAACTATCAATATGGCGACCCAGAAGTAAACAAAGTTGCTTTAGCTAGGTTGCAAAAAAAAATAGTTAAAGAGTTAGCATTAGCTAGTGAGTTTAGAAAAGCGTCTAAGCAACTACTAAAGAGTGGTTCTAATCGTGAAAATGTTAAACGAAAAGCACAAGCATATGCACAACGTTCTTCTTTTTTTCAAAGACGTGCCGAAGCAGATAACAATTATCGTAAAGATTATCAAAAATCTTTAAACAAAGTTAGTAAGAGATACGGAGAGTAATATGCCTGTTAATAAAAAAACTGGTAAGAAAAAATCTTATAAAGTTAAGAAAAAATCTAAGAGATACTAATGGCTAAGGTAAGTTGGATGTGGGGTGGTAAACGTCATTACGGTACCCTTATACGTGAAACTAAAACGCACAAGTTTGCTAGAACTGTTAACGGAAAAGTTAAGAAAATTAAAAAATGATTGAGTATAGAGGCGAAAAGTTTTCGGGATACAATAAACCAAAGCGTACACCTAAAGCTAGTAAGTCACACGCAGTATTAGCTAAGCAAGGTGACAAGGTTAAGTTAATTAGATTTGGACAGCAAGGTGTCTCTGGTGCAGGTAAGAAGACTGACGCTAAATCAAAAGCAAGACGTAAATCTTTTAAAGCACGTCATGCAAAGAACATAAGTAAAGGTAAAATGTCAGCTGCGTATTGGGCAAACAAAGTTAAGTGGTAGTCACTCGTTAACATCACTATATCTATCTAGATATCCACGTAACAATTCACGATAAGCTACTTTAGTACCCATAGATTGACGACCATCGTATATATCATGGTGCCATTTACATAACATAGCTACATTTTGTATGTCAAACTTTCTTGTTGGGTTACCACCCATACCAATATCTTTTATGTGTGCAAGCTCTAACCATTTACTACTGCCACAATTTGCCCACTCACAGCGTCCTCTAGCTCTTTCTAGGGCTTGTTCTCTGATAGCTGATATATCTTCCGTCACAAAACTTCTTTTATTTTTGGTGTGTATAACTGATACTCAACAGTTAGTTCTTCATCAGGCATAATGTCTTTGATTGTCTTAATACATTTAAGATTAAACACATCTTCTATTACACAGTTAGGAGTTTCACTATGATTAATAAACCCACCTAATGGTGTGCGTACAAAGCCGTGTTGGAACTGTTCATTAGCTACATGCGTAACACCTAATGTTGTATTGACACGTATAGGTTCTTTAGCAAACAAACCAACACCTTCTATTACTGATTGTCTTATTTCTACTTCATCGGGTAAAGGTCTATAACTGTCATTCATTTAACAACTCTAGTTCCACGCCATCTACTTTTGCGTATAATTTGTTTTACATTGTCATCATCTACACAGGGCTTACCATCAATGTGATGTTTGTACTGTTCATTACACACTATACAACGTACATGTGCATTAAACCCTTCATCAACTTCTGCCATAAGTGCTTGTAAACTTAGTGCAGTTTTACGTGCAGCTTTATCTATTTGTTTTTGTGATACTTCCGAAGTCATAGTAATCCTTTCCATCGTGATACTTACCAAACTCTGCTATCTGTATTAGATTAAGAAGTTCTTCTACTGTATAAAATTTTACATTCCCATCTTTAAAACAAAATGCTATGTAATAATCTGTAGATTGTCCCTCTGCATACAATGTGTGTACAGCACAGTAGTGCATAAGGTCTTTTACTTTTACTTTAGGAGAAGATTTCACTTCTACTAACATCTGTTTCTTATCATTGTACACAAAATAATCTGGAAATGATTTAAGAAACGGTGACATTTTAGTCCACATAGGTATAGGGCTTTCGCCAAAATCTGCATTGTCATTGAGATGAAGCTGTCTAAACTTCATGCCTTTAGATTTGCAATACTTTTCAAACACATCTTCAGCAAATGGTATATAGTTTTTTATACGTTCTGCTGAATTAAGTTTGTTATGCTCGCCTTGTGGACTTACTTCTTTCATTGCAACTTAGCTCTCTTAAGCCATACACTACCGTGTTTATGTGGTGTAGATAACATATTAACCAACAAAATAAACTGTTCTAAATGGTCGTATGTGTACTTTGTTATGGTATCAAGCGATGTATCCTTGCCATAGTTCTGCCAATCTTCTACTACATCTTGTAGTTTGTATTCATTGGTAGAAAATATCTCATGATACTCTCCGTCTTCTTCATACTTAAGCATGTACACTTCTACCATGATGGATAATCCTGCGCACCTTCACGTGCTATATCATCTCTAATTTCTGCACGCTCTACTTCATGTTGCCATGTCTTTACTTTGTGTAAAAACAATTTATACATTTGTTTTCTTACATTGTATGTGTGCATTTGTGTATCTGTCCAAAAACTAATACCATTAGCTTTAGTATCTTCTAGGTGTTCTAGTTCTGCTTGTGCAAGTTCTTCTAGTACATCTAAAACATCTTCACCACTTGGGTAATAGTTAAATGTAGGTTCACTCATTCTTCTTCTGCCTTTCTACGATTGTCTAATATTGTTTGCTCAAAACTTTGTAAGAACTCAAACAATAACTTGTTTACTTTTTCAGCGTCAGCTTCTGTTAATACGTTATCTTGAACAACTCGTTGTCCACCACAAGCATTAGCTAGCTGTATCGCCCATACTTTTATTTCTTTTGGGTCGGTAAATATGTTCGGCATTTTTCCAACACTCCTTACTAGAGTTCCAATGGTGCCATCCATCGTTATAGACTAGCCAACTAGCTACACGTGTAGACACCACAGGATTAACTCTGTTATCTTTTATACTTAACTTGTTTGAAAGCCAATCCCATGTAAGGTTATTGAATTGCCACAGTCCTAAATCATTAGAACCGTTTTTGTTTTTGTCATTGTATGCAGTATATCTACCACTACTTTCGCAATAGATAATTGTCATAGCTTGTACAATATCTTCTTCTTTGAAGTATGTACTGACTGTTGGTATCCACTCCTCAACATGTTGTACTTTCTCTTTTACATCACGACAAATTACATATTCTTGTAATGTATCTGTACTTATGGGTAAAGTAAGAACACAACTTATAAGTAATTCAATCATTCTTCTTCGTAAACTGCAGGTTTCTTGTACTTCCTACCACTTATATGTAACTGGTATGCAATACAAAACTCATCTAAATCTTTAATGTTAAAGATAACAAGTCCTTCAGTTGTACCATCGGGTTTTGCTACAAACACAAATGGTCTTTCATCGTTGGGTAAGTTGGTATCTGATTGCTCTTTAGCTTTCAGATACCTATTCCACAACGTTTGAACTTGCTTACCTGCTTTGACTTCACATCTAATGAATGCTTCTGCCCAACCTTCTTCATGTACACGTAAGTGATACAGACTAGGTTCGGGCATTTGTAACTGACGCAACGCTTCTAATTGTTTCCGTCTACCTTTACGTTTATTCAGCATACCTTGACGCTTATAGTCAATCTTTTTGTTAGGCACTTACTCCCCAATCGGGTGGTAAGTCTGATGAATTTAACCACCATGACTTAGGAAACTTACCTGTATGTGCCGGACATTCGTCTACAGCTTTTGCTGCACACTTGAAGTCGGGTGACTTTTCAGATAGCTTACTAGTCCTGTTGTCAAAGACCTTGCCACTACAAAACGGACATGTTAAATCCATTTTGATTTCGTTTTGTTGTTGTGATTTTTCCACAACACCTCCTAATATACCTGAGACTTTTGTTATCAAGTCATCGCTGTCGTCAACTGTATTTGCAGTAGACGATAATCCAAGTTCTATTTTACCTAGGTAATCATCTATCTGCTTGTTACTCCATTGAGATTTTTCGGGATACTTCATGACTTTACGGTAGTTATCTGCTAAGTCTATAGCAAACACTTGCGTCTTCTCGTCATACCCCAACATCATCTTGTCAATAGTCTCGTCAATAAACTTGACTTTACTATCATCAGTAGGTGTAGAGGCGTCCTTAAAAGGTGCTTCTCCGTCTTTAATATCTTCAATGGGCTTGACTGGTACATCGGGACGGTTCTCTTTTCTACGCATGTCAACTTTAGTAACGAGGACATTGTCTGTGTCTACGTCTGCCATGGTAGCAAGTGGCATAGCATTATGTTCTTCCTCAGTTGTATCTGAACCCGACCATAATTCAACACCCAAACCAAATCGCATACAAGCACGTTTGAAAGCGTCACTCTCTGCGTCCTTTAGGTTTGTACCGTCATTATGTTTAGGACTGTCTAGTTTGAATGTGTCAACGTCACCGAAGCCATCATAACTACCCATGTCCTCAATAGTAATGGTACCTTTAGCACCTACTATTCTGTCTTCACCCTTGTGTTTACCATAAACAGGTTCACATGACCAAGAGTACTTTACTTCACTATCACGTAGTCTTTCTACGTAGATACTGTGTGGAACGTAGTCGCCAAACTTCCCGGCAGGTGCAGGTTTTACTACACTTTTGGGAAATGGGGACAACAATTTAACTGGCTTACTAGCCATACGTTCTCCTTTCTATCATTATTTAATTTCCTTAACAAGTTAAGGAATTAAATTAATGATTTATATTTTATTTTTTTAGTCGTGTAATACCACGGGTTAGTTTACTGAAGTGAGTTGCCCCATCTTCAGTAATGTATATTAATACAGGGGCATCGCCCGAGTATTCTATACCAACTAACTCGTGATTAGTTACATCTTTGACATTATTACTTGTCATATACTATCTATTATACCTATACATCTTCCAAATTTACAAGGTATTCAGCAGTTACGCCATGCTTTGGCTTACAAAACAGTAAGTATTGACACGGTCTACCCATACTTGCAAGTTGTTCTAACGCATAAGTGTTATAACTTTCCGTACTTCCGTTAATCCACAGTCGTACATCGTTTATGTATTGTGTATTTGGTGTATGAAAATGTCCTGCAATAGCGTAGTCAAAGTCGGGCATTAACCCATTACTAGCTAGTGTTTTCCAACCCATTATCTTTTTACCAAATCCATACCATGGGAAACCTCCGAAACCTCGTACGTTATCACCATGCCATAGAAAGAACTTACATTTCTCTCCCAAATCTGCGATATCAAACCAATGATTATCAGCATTTACACTATCGGGTATTGAAAATGTAATTCGTTTTTCGCTTTCGTATATCATGTCCAATATCTTGCCTAACATTCTGTCGGCATTGCTATCGGGGTGGTAGTTTTTTCTTGAACGTCCACCTAAATGTCCATGATTACCGATGACCCAATGAACTTGAACTTCCTCAAAGTTTGCCAATAGAATATCAAAGAACTGTGTCAATATTCTAGGCGCGTCAACTGTCACTTGACTATACAATGAACTGTCAATCAGGTGTTCCTGACCGGGAAATATAAGTTCTCCCTCTACGATATCACCAACACAAAACACAGCAATCTTATTAACGTTGTGTGCTTGTCGTTGGATATTAGCTAAGTCAATTATCTTATGTGCATATCGTACAACACGTTCCTCTGCTATTTGTGTATTGTATGTAGGTGTAATCTTTGCAAGTTGTACATCCGACAATACTGCACAAGCTATTTCTTCTCCAACTTTTTTCTTTTTGGGTAGCTTGGGCTTGGGAACATTACCTTTACGATACGTTGTAATACTTGTTTTAACTGCACTATATACAGCTTCAACAAGTTTTTCAGTCTTGTTCTTAGATTTATCAAGTTGCCTTAACAACTTAATGTTTGCGTCTTCTAACTCTTTTACTCGCTCACTCTCAGCGTCTGCAAGTAATCTAGCTAATTCTTTATCTTTATTACTT